TACAGCTCTACATGGCAAGGTTCGGGTGACAAATTCCCATCTCTTCTTCCTTTGGCAATTCAAGTTGCTGCGAAGACTGTTGGTTTTGACATCGTTCCAGTTATCCCTATGTCTGGTCCTTCAGGAGTTCTTTCTTACCTAGACTACGTTTACGCAGGTGGTAAACTTTCTCCAAATGCAAACCAAGTTGGTTCTACAGCTGCTGAAGCTCTAGCAGTTGCTCCTACAATGATCAAAATCCCTATGGGAACTACTGGATCAGCTTACACTATGACAGTAGGTACTACTTACTACATCACTGGCCCTGGTTCAACTGTAGGAAGCATTGATGGTGTATTCGTAGGTTACTCAAGAATCGACGGTTACCCAATCTTCAGAATCGCTGCAATCACCGGGGGTGACACTGTTGCTTCTATCGTAACTGTTGGATCTGGTGTTGGTACAACTCTAGGAGCAGTTAACGTTGGCTATGCTACTGGCGTTGCTCAACTAGTTAAGGCTCTAGAAGATCACATCCAAGGTTTCTCTGGTGCTGGTTTCTATGACAACCAAAACTTCCAAGGTCCTTATGTAAACGGACAATCTACTTACAACCCAATGTTGAGATCAGTTGCGGAAAGCACTTATTACAACTCAATGGGTCTAACAACCTTCACTAAGTTCGTTGAGGCTGACACTTTCCAAGTTGCTGCTTCTGTAACAACTGAGCAAATTCAAGATCTTAACAAGCAGTTCGGTATCGACGTAATCTCTATGATCGAGAACGCACTTGTTAACGAGGTTTCTCAGTCTATTAACAAGCACATCTTGTCAAGAGCATTCCAATTGGGTTGGTCTAACAACGTTAACTTCAACCAAATCGAAGGTCAAAACCTTAACTTGAATCTACAGCCAGCAAGCGCAGGTGGAACTACTCTTACCTACATGGATAAGACTGACACCCTAGCTTCTATGACTCTACCAGCTGGTCCTACTGGAACTTCTTACGAGAACTTGTCAACTTTACAAAGAAGACTATTCTCTAGAGTTTTAGCAGCAGCTAACGTGGTAGCTAACAGAGGTAGAAGAGGTCCTGCTAACTTCATCGTAACCAACGCTAACCTAGCGTCTGCGATGCAAGACATCAGCCAATTCACTTTTGCTCCATTCTCTAACACCCTTACTCAAAACAACGGAACTCTTTACCCAGTTGGTTCTCTAGCTGGTATGACTGTCTATGTTGATCAAAACATGCAGTACAACGACACAAGAGTTTGTGTAGGTAGAAAAGGTGGTGATGACGAGCCAGGTCTTAAGTTCATGCCTTACATGATGGCGGAGTCAATCCAAACCATCTCTGAAGGTACTATGTCTCCTAAGATCGCAGTTAAGAGCAGATACGCACTAGTTGAAGCAGGATTCAATCCAGAATCTCTATACTTCACTTTCTACGTAAGTGTTCCTGTTGGAGGATTAAACTAATCTTAATCTTTAAAGTACATTACATTTATAAAAAGCCTCTGGATTTTCCGGAGGCTTTTTTTTGTTGTCTCTCAGGTAGAAAAATAAAACTGGAGGATATATACATCATAAATAACTAAATTGTAGATATGACATTAATCCCAAACTTTCAAGAATTTGAGGAAACTAATCCACTGAACGGAAAAATTACTCCAGCTCTTGCCGAATCCCTTGCGGAATACTTTGCAGATCAGGAAGGAATTAGCGAGTCTAGCGCATTGGACTCCATTAAAAATACCCTCTCCAAGACTTTCCTGGGTTCCCTTTCCTATATTAGCATGATTGATAAGGTTAGAACTGAGGTCTTGAAGGCAGAGAAAGAACTACTGTCCAAAAGATATGCCTACGAGGATGAGATTGATTCTTTGAAGACTAACTTGAAGGAAATCTCCAAGACGAAAGATGCCTCTGCAAACATTGCTAAAGCAGAAAGAACTATCTCTAATAAGACCAATGAATACCAAACCTACACTAAAATGGTGAAGGCTAGGATAGAAAAGGCTTTGAAGACACTTTCTGATGCTATCAAGGGAAATAAGAGAAGAATGGAATATTGGGAAGCTGGTAAAGCTGAGGACGAACTAGTTCTTGCTGAGTTTGAATATTCTCTTGCAAAACAAAGAGCTTCTGCTTCTCCTGAGGAGTTAAAGTCCATAGAGGCAGAAATCAAGAAGGCAAAAGAAGAGGTTCAAAAATCTCAACAGGAGTTAAAGGACGAGGCTGAGAAGTCTAAGAAAAAAGAAGCATCCGAGGAGATTGAAGGGGTTAAAACCCTAGATAAACCTTCTTCTGACTATAGGCAGTCCCTGAAGAATAAAAAGGGAAGAATGGAAGCTATTGCTGAAATCGAGCACCAGATTATTGATCTCAAGAAAGAACTGAAGTCTGTTAGAAACAATTTTGACAAAAAACAGATAGAAAGAAAGATCTCCAGTCTATCAGGAACCAAGAAGGACATCGAAAATCTGGATAAAAAATCATCGGGGGTAAAGATTCTTCCTACTCAGAGAGATTTCGAATCGATCAATAAAGTTGCTAGAGAGCTTGAGAAAATGGATCTAGAGAAGGATAAGTCCCACAAAAAAGTTGGATTTGATATCCCTACTTCATCTGTAAAAAAAGCAGAAACTACGAGCAAGGTAAACAAGACCATCGGTAAAAAAGAAAAATAAGTCTATGACCCTAAGATTTACTGAATGGGATAAAGCCCACTACGCCGTCGATGAGTCTCTTGGAGACGACATCCAAAATTGGTTGGGTAAGACCTTCGGGGGAAAGACTAAAAAGATTGATGGAATTCTAGCTGATCTTGGATTTGCCGAGAAGGAATATGCCAAAGAATGGGAGAAGATCCAGATGGATACGGGAAGTCTAAAGGGACAGATCGAGTCGGGTGAAATTTCTCCAGAAGAGGAGAAAGACTTCCGAAAGAAGATCAAAGAACACCAGTCCCATCTTGCTAGTCTACTGAGGAGGAAGACCCAGAAGATCAGAGATCTAAACGATCTAGCAATGAAGACTGTAGAAGGAAATTCGAGACTACACAAGTATTGGGACCTTAAGAAAGCAGAGGCTGAGCTAGAAATAGTTGAGAACTTATATAAAATTTCAAAAAATCTCCCAGATAAGAAGCTGGAGGATGACCTATACTCCCAGTATAAAAAAGCCTATGATAGGTTAAAGCAGAAGGAGAAAGGAGCAGAATCTGTTGCTAAAGAAGTTGAGAAGGACTCAGAAGAGACTGCACCGAAAGAAAAGGACGTTGATACTTCTAAAATAGGAAAAGTCATAGCAATGAACCTTTCTGATTTCAAGGACGAAGTTAAAAAATACTCCCCGGAAGGACTTAAAACACTTCAGCGTGCACTGATAGATCAGAAAAATCTAGGTCTAAATGAACTTAGATCTCTGAGAAGAGCTAAAGGAAAAGAACTAGATAGAGCCCCTGCCAAAGAAAAGACCGAAATTCTAGGCAGATTTAACCCTAAGATCTACGAGATCGGGGAAAGGATAGATAAGATTAGAGAAAAAATTAATCACATAGATGGCTAATATGATAACTAAATACGAGGATTTCCTCTTCGAAGCGGACGGAATCAACACCCAGATTCAACAGACCAAGATTGAAATATCTAAGGTCCAAGACGAGATCCAGCTTGCAAAGGACGAGAAAGTAAAGAAGCCCAACGACATTAATGCAGAGATAGACAGTATCAAAAAACAGGCTGCAGCTTATGCTAAGCTTACCCCCCTTCTAAACACTCTTGCAACCCAATTAACTCAGAAGTCTCAGCAGAAGGGATCTGAAAATATCTACTAATTATATGACACCAAAATATTTAAATACCAACCCAATCGCAAGAAGAATGTCTCTAGAGACACTCAGAATATTCGAGAACGAATCGGTTGACGAGTTGATGCAGAAGATGTCGACTTCTCTCTTTGATATCTTTAAAAGAGTTTCTGTTGATTTTGCACCTGCCAAGCAGAGAAAAATGTCTACAGTAAAGGAGAAGCTAAAAGACACAGCAAATTCGTCTAGCTTTAAGGCTCTAGTTGCAAAGATGAAAGACTATGCAAAAGAAGCAGATCTAGACTATTCTAATTTTGCGGATGTTAAAGACATGTACATCGAAGGGATGGAACAGCTTGCGGATTCAATCAAGAGGGCCATCGAAATCGACCCGAAGCTAGAAGACAAGGTTATCAAGTATTTCCAGTCTAGAACTTCAAAATATGCACAGGCCCTAGAGCAGGCATACAAAGAAGAGAAGGAGGAGAATGAAGAACTCAACGAATCTTTCCATCTTGGACTAAGAGGAAGAGCTCAAGCCCTTAAGAATAGACTTAGAAAGGTTCTAATTCCGGAAGCTACCGGAAAGACTTCAGACGACGGATACGGCAGAAACTGGCAGAGAATCTTTAGCGAATTAGATCAAAAGTTATCTTCTATCGACCACAGAAAA